GGAAGCACCCTTAGTGCGTAACACAATACGATGAACTCGTCTCTGAATACTCCACTTGTAGGTATTACCGGATTGATTGCAAACATAACACTCGAGCAAGTTAACACCATTGTTGCTATTGCGGTAGGTATATCTACCCTGTTGTATATGTTAATAAAAATATATCATTTAATAAATAACAAAAAGAGATGAGCGACGAGAAACGAAGTATAAAAATGGAAGGTTTGCAGGACCTTTTGATAGATACATTTATAGATCAAATCAAACATGGTGACCCTGCGCCTGCCTTGTTAAACGCTGCACGTCAGTTACTTAAGGACAATAACATCACGGCAAGTGTCACCAAAGACTCACCCCTTGAAGCACTTGTAAATTTACTTCCATTCGAAGACCCAACTGATAAAGTTGTTAATGAATGAGTAACACTATTCCACCACAGCTTAAGGACTTCCGTAACTTCCTTTGGATGACATGGAATCACCTTACGCTTCCGGCACCCACTCCAATCCAATACGAGATCGCCGAGTGGATGCAAAACGGTCCGCGCCGAGGGGTCATCCAAGGGTTTCGCGGAGTCGGCAAGTCGTGGATCTGTTCTGCCTTTGTGGTCCACCAGTTACTCCTTGACCCACAAAAGAACATCCTGGTTGTCTCCGCATCCAAGAACCGCGCCGATGACTTCTCTACGTTCACCCTTAGGTTGATCCATGAGATGCCCGTATTGGCTCACCTGATGCCCGGGGACAAACAACGCTTCTCCAAGATCTCCTTTGATGTCGGACCAGCTCAAGCATCCCATGCACCCTCGGTCAAGTCCCTTGGAATAACATCTCAGCTTACCGGCTCCCGAGCAGACATCATTGTTGCCGATGACGTAGAGGTCCCAAACAACTCCGCAACACAGTCAATGCGCGACAAGCTCTCTGAGCAAGTCAAGGAGTTCGAAGCCATCCTTAAGCCCGAGGACAACAGCCGCATCCTTTTCCTTGGGACACCCCAGTGTGAGGACAGCATTTATAACAAGATGCTTGAACGGGACTACGAGATGCGCGTGTGGCCCGCAAAGACAATAACAAAAGACAAGTCCGAAAAGGTCTACCGAGGTAACATCGCAGAGTCCTGTGTGGATGATGAGAACACCGGGAGACCCACCGAACCCAGCCGCTTCAACGAGATCGACCTAGCAGAGCGCGAAGCATCCTACGGTAAGTCAGGGTTCGCCATGCAGTTCATGCTGGACCCCAAGCTGTCAGACTTGGATCGCTATCCCTTAAAGATCAATGACCTTATTGTTATGGATCTTGATGACGAGACAGCCCCAGAGAAACTGGTGTGGGCTCAGGTGCCCGAGAACGCTTGGGACAGCACGGTGCCCAACGTAGGGTTCACCGGGGATCGCTTCTTTCGCCCAATGAAGACTGTGGGGGAGCATGTGCCCTACACCGGAAGTGTCCTTGCAATTGACCCTTCGGGCCGAGGAAAAGACGAGACATCATGGGCTGTCGTCAAGATGCTCAATGGTTATCTTTATGTTACCGATGCCGGTGGTATGCAAGGAGGATACGACGAAAAGGTCCTTAAGGTGCTTACCATGAAGGCCAAGATGAATAAGGTAAATGTTATTGTGGTGGAAAGCAACTTCGGTGACGGCATGTTTGTTGAGATCATTAAGCCCTATCTTACCAAGATCTACCCTTGCACCATCGAGGAAGTCCGACATAACATCCAAAAGGAGAAGCGAATCGTGGACACCCTTGAGCCGGTGATGAACCAACACAAACTTGTTATCGACCCAAAGGTCATCCGTAACGACTACGATACCGCCCAAAAGTATCCCATCGAGACCCAACTCAAGTATCAACTGATGTTCCAACTGTCTCGCCTTACACGAGAAAAAGGAGCCCTAACACACGATGACCGCCTGGATGCCCTTTCGATGGCTGTGGCCTACTGGACACAACAGATGGCCCAAGACGCTGATACTAAGATGGTTGAACGTAAAGAGGAGCTTATCCACCAGCAACTCATGGCATTCAAGGATGCCTACTACAAAACCCACAATAACCAAAATAACATAACAACATGGATATAAACACTGTTAACGAGATTATAACGATGCTTGAGGAATACCGCGATAGTGGCCTTAGGATGGATTCTGAGAGGGTTTTGGAGTCGCCCTTAGGTGAACCTAGGAAACAACGCTTGGTGCTCGCTGTGGGGCATTCTAGGGCCAAAGACAACGGTGCGGTGGGTTTGGATGGTGTTACCAGTGAGTGGGCCTACAATCGAGCCCTTGCTCACTTTATTAATCTTTATCTCGACGAGTCCATTGATGTTACCATTGTTGATGTCTACAAAGGGGATTCCTACGGGGATGCCATGATGAACCTTAAGCTGGCCGTGGACCCCCTTAAGGCTGACCTGGTGGTGGAGCTTCACTTCAATTCCTTTAGTGACCCCAACGCCAACGGATATGAAGCCCTTTACTGGCACACCTCCCTCCGGGGCCGCACCGCCGCCGACGCCTTCATTGATGTGTTTGAGACGTGCTTTCCCGACAACCTTAATCGTGGCGCCAAACCCGTCACCGACACCAACCAAAGGGGCGCACGGTTCCTTAGGACCCTTAAAGCGCCTTGCGTGATCCTTGAGCCGTTCTTCGGTTCCAACCCAAAGGAGTGGGAAATGTTCAACGATACACACGGAAAACAACAACTCGGAAAGACCATAGCCACCGGTATTAACAAGTGTTTTTTAGATTGGCGTAAGTAGTTGAATAACAATCACTTACAAATAGGGGCCATAGTAGGGGGAGGGGGAAAGATAACAATCTCTCCCTTAAGGTCTACTTAAAGTTGATCTTAGGAGACCCCGAAGGGAGACTTATCTAAGGAGATTTTAAATTTAACAATAACATCATTCCTTAGTATTATTATTAATAATTACCAATAACATCCAACTATAGATACACTATTAGAGTGCACCGTTCGAACAGCTATAGGCACTTATAAGTGAGCGAACGGTAACCTAATGTTAACTTAAGTGGTATTGTTAATGTTAATCCTTATATCCAACTAATCAGTGTTTAATGCAACATAACTCCAACATCCCAGAGACTTCTATGGATGCCCTTGAGCATTCCTTAGCTATCCTTCAAGAGCACTTCGATGATGTTGTTGTTGCCTGTCATCATCACGACACCAAGAACATCAAGGTCATCTCACCGAACCCTTATGCTGGCCTGGGGATGTTACCGACGATCCAACAGAAGCTCCGAGGTTTCATTGAGCAAGCCGAGATGGACCAAATGATGCGCGAAGAGAGCTTTAGGATGCCTTTGGATGATGACGAAAGTTTTGGTTAAAAAAATGTGAGGGGTATACGTAGAGTGTCGCGCCGAAAATTCCCCCCGAGGCCCCCTCGAAATCACCATTAGGAGACCGGATTGCCTAGAAACAAGCAAGGGGGGTGCTTTAAGTATCTGATAATTAACAAGAATCGAAGACACTTAGAATGTTTTTGATGGCTTTGATTGTTATTTGAAGACTAAGGGGTTTCTTGTTTGTTATTGCAAGTAAGTTGCATTAGTCCGTATTTTTCGTTGTCCACCCCCTTTCAAATCTTCATGTATTCACTTTGTAACTACAACCTAGAGCACACCTACCGGACACTTAGAGCTCACCTGCCTGGCACCTACCTGGCACCTACCGGGCACCTACCGGGCACCTACCGGGGTGCTTATAGTAATTTGGAAAAGTGGAAGCACCCCTAAAAACACGTGAAAACTTTTTTGTTTTTTATGATAGACACGAGACACGCTTGAGGGTAAATAGAGGCGCTATGCAAAAAACACAAGAAACCACCACCGGTATACTCCACGCGTATGCCACTTGCATCCAACAGGTAGAGGAGTCGATCCCGGTCCAGTCCGGAATATCGATGGAACCCTTGCCCTATACTGGCCCGATCCCGGACGACTGGATTTTTGATCAATTTATCAATGAGGCCGGCGAAGACGTATATCAATGGAGTCAACCGTGATTGATTGATTAATTCCTCGAGCTCCTCTCGCCTAGCGCGGGGGGCTCCATGGAGTTAATACGCTCCCATTATGATTATGACAAAAACAAAGCAAAAAAGAATAGCTAAGGCCCGCGCACTGGTCGGGAGACTGGAGCGCTGGGGTGACCAGTGGCGCTTTAATTACTGGCCAGAGGGTATCGATAAAACCGGCGTCGAATCACCCGCAATGGATTACCATTCCGCCTTGGATCGCCGGGCGCAAACGCTCATCATGCTTGCTAATCAATCCGAAAGCATCGTGTATGAGGGCGGAAGTTGGTTAAATTATGTTAACAAATAACAAGACAATGATTGACGTAAACCATATGACCGGGGGACTATGGCTCCTCTTGGCCCTCTTCACGGCTGCACCCTTTGGTTACCTCATTGTGTGCATTAACATGAGGCGGACCCGGGCCCGTTACGAAAGAATGCGAAGGGAAGCCGAAAGAGCACGCCGCCAGCATCGAAACCGCCTCTAAGTCGCGTTAATTCCTCGAGCTCCTCGGTTATTCCGGGGGGCTCTTTGGAGTTAATACGCTCCACTTATGATTATGAAAAAAACACTGAAAACCGCCCAAGAACGGGCAAAGGATCGGAAAGACATCCGAGAACTCACCAAGCAACTCCACGCCGAGGCTTTCGAGCTTGTGCAGGAGTTCAAAGAGGAATGGCACTGCCACGGTGACATCACTCAACTAAGCGTTGGCCTGGTTTCTCGGATGCTGAATGTTAACAGTCACGCGCTAGAACTCGCCAAGCTCCGGGGAAAACAAGATTACAAGGGTGAGAAGTTCACCGCTGACACAACTTGGGAAGGGCACTATGATGAAAAGTAAATCAGATCGACCTAAGGGAGATTTTATATTCGGCATTGTGAATCATTTGGGACAAGAGCACGACGTGCGAGTAGATAGTGAGATTTTTGAGGCGTACAACTGCCCGGTTTCACGTGTTCTCTATATTCACGCGCAAAATCGTGATATCACTGAGG